GAGCCTACAGAAGACCGCCCCAATAATAGGGAGCTGGACCCGATTATCATTGAAGAGATAAATCGTGTGGAGGCTATGTATAAAAGAGGTGAGAGAGCATTCACGGTAGCTAAAGCCTGTAAAAAGGACGAAGTTTTACCAGTTGCTAAGGAAAAGTGTCGTATCTTTTACGGCAATCCTATTGCTCTTACATTTTTGGTTCGTAAATATTTCCTACCAATATTGAGGTTTTTGCAAATGAATCCACTTGTATCAGAATGTGCAGTGGGTATTAATAGTCATGGTCCTGAATGGGACGAATTCTATAAACATGCAACCTCATTTGGTATGGATCGTCTGTTTGGAGGAGATTATGGTAAATATGACCAGAAACTCCCAAGTCAACTATTGTTGGCTTCTATTCGTATCCTTACAGATATTTCACGTGAGATGGGATATTCCCAAGATCAAATCGATATCATGCATGCTATGGCAGGTGATATTGTTTATGCAATTATTGCATTTAACGGTGATTTGGTTGGTCTACAATCTGGAACACACATTTCTGGAAACTCGTTGACTGTTATTCTGAATGGAATTAGTGGAAGTTTGAACTTACGTAATTACTTTTACACTAAATATCCATCTGAAGTCCGATTCCGAGACGCTGCCCACATGATGACCTATGGGGATGATAATATTGGAAGTGTTTCTCCAAAATACCCTGAGTTCAATATCAAGGGTTGTTCAGAATACTTAGCTAGTTATGGGCAGACATACACTATGCCTGACAAAACGAGTGAGCTAACAGCCTATCTGAAGCCTGATGAATTTGAATTCTTGAAGAGATTTAGTGTGGAGCATCCCAAGCTGGGTGCTTCCGTAGGAGCTCTTTTGGATAAGAGTATCTTCAAGATGCTGCATTGTTATATGCGGCCGAAGGGTTGCCCATTGACACCTGAAGAAGCATGTGCCCAAAATATTGATACCGCTCTCCGTGAGTGGTTCAATCATGGACACGATGTGTACGAGAGACGTAGGACACAAATGCGTGAAATCGCTGATAAAGCTAGTATTGCACATATGTGCACTATGCTTGATGAGACATACGATGATCGCGTGAGTGATTGGTACGTGAAGTACAAAGGTGAAAATGAAGAGGTTGTGCAGGAGAAATTTGATGCGCAATCTGGATGAGATGGAAGTGACCGAAATGCTTGAAGCTGAGGTCATGTATGC